CATAATGATTCGTGAATCCTACTCATCCTTTGACTCTTTGATTCAGGCAGCCCTTGGTGTCATGGGGCAAAATACTGAAGATCATTATGGTGAGAAAGAAAAAAAAGATCCACAAGCGATGAACTACAAGGTTGATAGAGATCATCAAATCATAATGATGAGTGAAGATGCAGATCTTGAAGAAATTACAGCAAAGAGAAGATTTGTTGTGCGAGGCGGTAAGAAAGTACGAAAGAAAATCTGCGGTCCAGGCTTTCGTTTAGTTGGTGGTAAATGTAAGAAGCAAACTGCAAGAGAGAAACTTGCGAGAAAACTTGCAGCAAAAAAAGCAGCAAGAAGAAGAAAGGGTAAAAACCCTGCCATTGCACGAAGAAGAAAAAGATCAATGACTAAGAGGAGGTCATTCGGGTTATGAAACGTTACGACTTGTACAGATTAGTGTCTGAGCAATTTGGTGGTGGAAACCCTCCTGGTGGTGAAGGTGGTGAAGGTGGCGAAGGCGGTGAATATCGACCGCCAAAATCACAATTAAAAATTGACCCCAAGTTAGTCACACACAGAAGATTTATTGGTAAACCAACAAGACCTGAAATTGGCACAGATGAAAGAAGACCTGTTAATCCTCGTGATGTGTTTGGTGAACTTTTAGAAAATTCTGAACGGGCTCAAGTATTTTTAAATTTATTCCAGCAATGGTTAGATGGTGATGACAGCATCAGCGAAGAAGAAATCAGAGAACGTTTTGCGGCCCTAATGACAGGTAATGCTAATGCATCATTCCTTCAAACTATTTTTGATGGGTTGATAGAAGCGAGAGGAATGGAACCAAATGATGAGGGTGTTGTACTTTTACCAAGCGGTCAAACTTTTAACCTAGTTGCAGCAACAATTCTTCTTGGTCTTGCTATACCATTATCTAGTAATCGTAACGCATTCTCAAATTTTATGAGTGCTGTTTGTTTTGAACTTGGCTTTGAAGCAGCATTTACATGGTTAATAAACGAAGTTGCAAATGTTCCACCAGACGAAGCACCTGATCTAATTACAAATTACATTGATGACACAATGGGTTATCTTGAAAATCATCCTGAACTTCAAGAATATTTTGTTGGAATGTTAACAGAAGCGTATGATTATCTTCAAGAGAATGGCTCACTCGAAGGTTATGAACCATCTCGATTGACAGGTGATATGTTAAACAACTTGTTCTTGGCCTTAACACTACAGAATGCTGCCACCATCGATTCGTTTGTTGTTCAGGCGGCTTATTTCTTCAACTATCGTGGAGCACAAGGAGTCGCACCAAACACTTGGAATCTGAGAATACACAGAGGAACTTCAGGATCTATACGAAGTCTTTTTGCAGGAGCCAATACTCCAGGTTTTATGCAGTGGCTTAGAAATCTTAAAAGTCTTGGATGGAGCGGTTCTAATGGGTGGCTAGGCTTCAGAGCCTTCATGGCTTCAATGAGTGGTTTTTTAGTTAGTCAAATTTTAGTAATGGCAGCCTTTGAAGCAGGATTTACGTTCGGCGAAGTCGTTGTTAAAGGTGGGATTGCAAGTCTTTTTAACAGTAATCCAGCCATAGTACAGGCTCTTATTGATGCAGGTATTCTAGTTTCAGATGGTGATCCAAGAACCGATACTGACATTACATGGTCGTGGGATAAAGATATCTTTACCACTATTATTTGGGCTAATTCAGGTGCAATGGTAATTGCTTCGAATCCTGAACTTTTGAATGATCCAGATGCACTCGAAGAGGCAATCAGAGAAGCGTATATGGATAACCTACAGATTTGGATTGACATACTCAATACTGTATACGGCGCTGGCAGTTGGCTTTGGAATATAATTATGGGCGAAGACAGTGATATTGATCCTGTGCCTGGTGGTTACGTCGGGCCAATTGATCAACCAACATATAATCCATCACGACCAACAAGACAACCATAATCAAGGAAAAAACAATGAAACTGATTACAGAAGTTAACGAATCAATCAAAGTCCTTGAAGAACAGTTCAACGGTGAAAAAAGATATTTCATCGAGGGTATCTTTCTTCAAGCAGAAAAGAAAAACAGAAACGGAAGAGTCTACCCAAAAGAGACTTTGAAGAAAGAAGTTAGAAAATACAACAAAGAATTCGTAGAGCAGAATCGTGCGTTTGGCGAACTCGGTCACCCCGATGGCCCAACAGTCAATCTTGAGCGTGTTTCTCATATGATTACTGAACTCTACGAAGACGGTGACAACTTTATCGGCAAAGCAAAAATCATGTCAACGCCTTATGGCAAGATCGTAGAGAATCTGCTTTCTGATGGCGCCAAACTCGGTGTCTCTTCAAGAGGCATGGGATCACTTGAAGAAAAGGGTGGCGCAAACGTTGTTCAAAGCGACTTCACTCTCGCTACAGCAGCAGACATTGTTGCTGATCCATCTGCACCCGATGCTTTTGTCAATGGCATTATGGAAGGAAAAGAGTGGGTCTGGGATAATGGTGTTCTTCAAGAGGTGCAAATTGATAAATACCATAGATCGATCAAAAAGGCTTCGTCTAGAGACTTGTCCGAAGCAAAAATTAGAGCATTCAAAAACTTTATGTCTCGGCTCTAAAAACCAATAAATAAGTTTATAAACCACAGGAGTTATTCGAATGAACCCATTAGAAGTTGCCCAGCAGATTCTTGACGAAGAAATTGCTGAAGATGCAAAGGCTCTATTCAAGAAGAATAGAGATGAAAAAGGTGTCAAAGGCACCGCAGAGGACGCACACAAAGACGAAGACGACCTCGAACAACTTGACGAGGTTGAGCATGATGACGATGACGAGGCTGCGGCTTCTCTTCAGTCAAAGAATGTCTCTGATAAGCAATCTATGAGAACTGAGGGTATGCACGAGATGGACCACGAAGAGGGTTATCACGAAGGCCGTATGAAAGGTCTTATGGCTGGTTATCACGAAGCAATGAAAGAAATGGAACACGAAGAAGGTATGCACGAGATGGACCATGAAGAAGGCTACCATGAAGGTATGCACGAGATGGACCATGAAGAAGGCTACCATGAAGGTATGCACGAGATGGACCATGAAGAAGGCTACCATGAAGGTATGCACGAGATGGACCATGAAGAAGGCTATCACGAGGGATACCACGAAGGTGTTCGTAAAGCAATGAAAGAAATGGGACACGAAGACGAAGAAGAACTGATGGCTGGATACCATGAAGGTATGCATGATGATGAAGAAGAACTGATGGCAGGGATGCACGAAGGCTTCGAGGAAGCAGGCATCAATTATGGTGAAGAAGAAGAGAAGTCATTCGCTTCTGTGAAAGCCGCCATTGAAGGTGGTAAAGGCAGAGCATCACGCGGTGCTGCATCTGGCTCAACTGCTAGTCAAGATCTCGATACTGACAATCTTCCAGAGAACGTTGACTTTGAACTTGAAGAAGAACAAATTGGCGCCATGTTTGAAGGCACCGATCTTGAAGAAGACTTTAAGTTTAGAGCAAAGGTGATCTTCGAAGAAGCAGTCAATGATCGTGTTCGTGAAATTCAATCAGACCTTCAAGAAAGATACTCTGATTGGGCATCTGACAAAGTTTCATCAATTCGTGACAACTTGGTTGAAAGAGTTGACTCTTATCTCAACTATGTGATCACCGAATGGGTGAAAGAAAACGAACTTGCCCTTGAAAACGGCATTCGTAACGAAATCAACGAAAGTTTCATCAATGGTCTTAAGACTCTGTTTGAAACCCACAACATCTCTTATCCTGATTCTCAGGTCAGCGTTGTTGATGGACTCTACGAGCAAATGCAGCAAGAACAACTCAAGAGAGAAGAACTTGCCAAGTATTACGATAACAAGATCAATGAAGAACTACAAAAGAACATTGAACTCAACGAAGAGATTGAAGATCTTCGTAGAGATCAAATTATTCGTGAAGCAACTGAAGATCTACCCCTTTCGCAAGTTGATCGTCTAGAGACACTTGCTGAAGATGTGGACTTCGTTGACGAAAACTCGTTTGCAAAAAGCATGAAGACCCTTCGTGAGTCTTATGTTCCAAGCAAGCGTAATCTTGTGATTCAAGACGACATCGATGTGCTTGCCGAAGGCAACACATCTGAAGATACACAAAAAGAAGATCTTAGCGAAAGTATGCAATCGTACTCGAATGCACTTTCAAGATATGGTAAGAATTAATTCGAATTCAATTCAGGAGTAAAATAAGATGGAAACATTAAACGAAAGACTACAATCAAAGTGGTCGCCAATTCTTGAGCATAATGATCTGTCTCCTATTAGCGATAACTGGAGAAAGACATGTACAACTCAACTTCTTGAGAACCAAGAGCGGTTCCTCAAAGAAGCCGCACCAGTGAACTCTGGTTTCGGCACATCGGGTAAACTCGACAAGTGGGATCCTATTCTGATCTCTCTCGTTCGTCGTGCTATGCCTAACCTAATTGCTTATGACATCGCTGGCGTTCAGCCAATGAGCGGTCCTACCGGTCTCATCTTTGCTATGAGAAGCCGTTACGAAAATCAAGATGGTGCTGAGGCACTCTACCACGAGTCTGATCCTCGATTCTCTGGTGGTACAGGTGCTACTCACTTTAGTGCAGAAGCAGGCGATAATGCCGGTGTTGATCCTTTCTCCAACGGTGTGTCTAGCACCCTCGGTGGTATCGGTAACACCAGTGGTCCTGGTGGCGGTGGCGCTGATCCTATGTCGGCTGCCCTCGGTGAAGCACTCGGTGATGCCTCTACAAACCCATTCGCTGAAATGGCGTTCACAATTGAGCAGACATCCGTGACTGCTAAGACTCGCGCCCTCAAGGCTGAGTACACAACTGAACTCGCTCAAGACCTCAAGGCTATCCACGGTCTTGATGCCGAGACAGAACTCGCAAACATCCTCAGCAACGAAATTCTTGCTGAAATCAACCGCGAAGTTATTCGTAAGATTTATGATGCTGCGAAACTCGGCTGCCGTTCTGGTAGCACAACCACTGAAGGTATCTTTGACTTGAACACAGACTCTAACGGTCGTTGGTCTGTCGAAAGATTCAAAGGTCTTCTCTTCCAAATCGAAAGAGAAGCAAACTTCATTGCTAAGGATACTCGTCGTGGCAAGGGCAACTTTGTTCTTTGCTCCTCCGACGTTGCTTCTGCTCTCGCAATGGCTGGTGTTCTTGATTACACACCTGCTCTCGAAAGCAACCTTGAAGTTGATGACACTGGCAACACATTCGCTGGTACAATCAACGGACGACTCAAGGTCTACATCGATCCTTACTACAGCACCACAGCAACCAAGGACTTCGCAGTTATTGGCTACCGTGGTACAAGCCCATACGATGCTGGTATATTCTACTGCCCGTATGTCCCGCTGCAAATGGTTCGTGCAGTTGGCGAAGATTCGTTCCAGCCCAAGATCGGCTTCAAGACCCGTTACGGTCTTGTTAGCAACCCGTTTGTCACCAAGGCAGATGGTACAGCCGATGCTGAAGCGATCTCTTCTCGTCGCAACCAATACTACAGAATCTTCAGAGTCGATAACCTCGTCTGATTCTGCAAACACTTCGGAAGAGTGGGGCGAAAGCCCCACCCTTCTCTTTTTTTTGGATATAAATTATGACACAAAAAGTAAGCCCGATTTCAGCACAACCAGACGCAACAAACCCGTTGCAACCTACAAGTTTTCGTTTCTTTCTACAAAGAACACCCGAAGTCACTTACTTTTGTCAGACTGCGAATATTCCTGGAATCTCTGTACCAGCAGTGGTACAATCGAATGTCTTTTCTGACATCAAGCAACCAGGAGATCGAGTCGAATTTGAAGATTTGACAATACAGTTTATTGTGAATGAAGATTTAGGTAACTGGCTTGAAATAAAAAACTGGATGACATCGACTGCGCCATATGATTCAATTGATGACAGTTCTTCAGGAAAAGTCAAAGACGATATAGAAGATGCAACACTTGTAATTCTAAACAGTAATTTGAATGAAAGGTTTCGAGTAAATTTCAGAGGAGTGTTTCCAACGAATCTAACTGCGATTGAAATGAATAGCACAGTTTCAGATATGGAACCACTCACAGCAACAGTTACTTTTTCTTACACTGATTATGAGATCGAAGCACTTTAAGAAAGGAAACAAATGAACTATCGACCAAGCAATTTTTTAGAGGGTGTCGATCTTGACGGTCGCACAAAAGCGGTGCGAGAAACAATCAAAAGAATCACAGCAAGAAGAGATAAAAAAGCAAAGAAGAGACAACTTCTTGCCAAGAAACTCAAAAACATTCGTACGAACGAAAAGTATTAATCGGAGATAACCATGAGTCGTAGACTACAAAAACTAATTGAACAAAAGGCTTGGGAAACCTTAACTAATTACAACAGAAATGACTCAGTTGTATTAGAAAAACTCACCGAAGAAGTTTTGTCTTTCTT